AGGAAGAGCTTCTGCGTCGTATTAAACAGAATCCTACCTGGATTAAATTCATTGCCGGCGGCCTGCTTCAAAAAGAGGATGGTACAGTAGAATCTCTCTGGGAAGATCTGCAGCCTAAAGAGCAGCTTCTGAAAGAGTTCGCTAATGATCAGCAATCTGGGCGCCCTGAAGTCTTTTATGCAGAAGTTCTCAACGATGAAAACGCATCAGTTAACCTACTGATCGACACATCTAAGATTCCTCAGTGCCCATACGAATCAGACTTCCCAGGATCTCAGCACCAGGGTAATTTCATCATCATCGATCCATCAGGAGATAAAGCAAACTCCGATGCGGTTACTTTAGGATATTTTGAAATCTGGGATGAGAAACCTGTATGCAGAGAAATTGTTGAAGGTCGCCTGTCCCCCGGTGATACAATTAGGGAAGCCCTTAAACTCTGCTTCAAATGGAATTGCACCCTGGCCGCAGTAGAATCTAATGCATATCAATACTCCCTACTCTATTGGTCTGGAGTTATCTGTGCCCAGATGGGAATTATTGGTATCAATTTCGTAGATATCTATTCTGGCAAGCGATCTAAGAATGCGCGGATTCTGGATATGTTCAAAGCGCTTCTTGCTGGAGAGACATATCTTTCTTCAGAATGCCGCGCCCAGGTAACTTCTCAGATCCAATCTTTTAACCCAACAAAGACCAACAACGTGGATGGTATTCTGGATTGTGTGACATATGCTCCTAAGGTGATTGAACTCTATGGAGAATACATTGCTTCCCAGCTCACACTGAATATCCAGGATGTCAATGCTATTCCTATCCGCTCAGAGTTGGAAACCTCTGATTTCTAGAATCTAGGAAACCTCATGGCAGAGCGCTCAGAGATTTTTAATCGTCTAACTGATCCGCCTAAAAAGCGCGATACAGCAGAAAACCGCGCACAATCTGCTGCGGATTTTGTTCTTGGTGCAATCCGAGGAGCTGTGAAATCTGTCACTACAGATATCCCAGGTTTTCTTATGGATGCAGCAGATCAGTTGGCTGGACAGGTTAAGAGTTTTGGAGAGAAGGATCGCTCTGAGCAATTGTTTGCGGCGATTACTGGGACGAAGAAAGATAGTAGGCAGGGGGAGCTGGTGGGTAGTTTTATGAATCCAATCGCAGCTACCCAAGCGATGATTGTGCCTGCGCTGCTGACTAGGGACCTTGCCACAGTTCGAAAAGCCACTAAAACTCTCAAGCCAGGAGAAACTAATAGCGACGGAATTTTTCGGCTCACTGAAAATATTGATGATGGAATTCTTCGCACAGTAATTGATCCGAAGCAGGCTAACTTTAGATTTAGCCCCCTGCAGGAGGCCAGGCAGTTAAATGAAATATTAGATTTCCCTGCGCTATTTAAAGCTGTGCCTGCTTTGCGAGATATCAAAGTTGAAACTATCCCAATGTCTGGGGCTTATTACGATCACTCAAATCGATTTATTGGCTTGGGGGATGATTTAGGTTCAGCAACTCGCGAGCAAGTTTTACTTCATGAGACCCAGCATGGAATTCAAAATTTACTTGGTATGAATCCAGGATCGACTCCTGAGCAGTTTATTTCAAGTAGCTCCAGAGCTTCAGAAGTACAGAAAATGATAAACAATGCTTACACTGAGGCAACAATTGCAGGTAAGTATGATCTTAGCTCTGAGCTTATCCCTTATGATAAAATGCTCAGAAAGATGAAGCAACAGGCAAATACTAAATACTTACTCACCGCAGGAGAAGCTGAGGCCACTGCAGTAGAGAGGATGTTTAGTTCCATTACTGCCAATCTTGATACGCCTTTAGAGTACTACGGAAATCCTAGACTACTTATTCGAGGTGCCTCAAAAGAAAGTCTAGTGGATAAAAATCTAGACTGGAATAAAATTATTTCTAGGGTCCTCGAAATCCAGCGCGAGGCTACTCAGCCTTAACCTGTAGCCAACCAATCCCAAATCATGGCAGCCACCCAAGCTTTTAACATCTCCAAAGTCTCGCAAGAGTCTCTCATCCAATTCCATCGCACTGCTCCCACTTTAATGGAAAAGCAGTGGAATATCCGCGAGTCTATGCGACTAATCGATGTCGCCTACATTCGTGAAGCTGATATGACAAAAGAGCAGGCTCAGCTCCAGCTCGCTAATATTGTCGGTGATGCAAATAAGATTCAGAACATCACTGTTCCAATCATCAAGCCGCAAGTCCGCGCCGCAGTTGCCTACCAAGCTGCAGTTTTCCTCACCGATTATCCTCTCTTCGGTGTAGTCTCTGCACCTCAATTCATTTCTGCTGCAAAACAAATGCAGGCAGTGATCGAAGAGAACTCAGTTCGTGGTTCCTGGGTGCGAGAATTTCTCCTCTTCTTCCAGGATGGTTTCAAATACAATCTCTCGGCCATTGAAATCTGTTGGGATAAAGTTACCACCGCTGCCCTGGAAACTGATCCTACAGCTCCAGGCGGCAAGGGCGCAAACATTCGCCAGATCATTTGGGAAGGTAATAAGGTTCGCCGTTGGGATCCTTATAACACATATTTCGATACTCGAGTTGACCCGTACGATATTCCTGAAAAAGGTGAGTACGCTGGTCGCACCGAACTTATGTCGCGGACTGCCCTGAAAGCATTCATCGCAAAACTAGACAATAAGATCATTGAGAATATCCCGGCCGCCTTTGAATCTCCCTCAGTTCTCAATCCGCTAGGTGCCGCTCAATTCGGATGCTCTTATTATCTCCCTCTAATCAATGGTAAAGCACTCCTCGATCCAGCTTTGCTGGGTATGAATGATTGGGATACTTGGATGGGTCTTGCCACATCTCCCAAGAATGCTGGCCACATCAAGTATCGTGGCATCTACGAAGTTTCTACAGAGTATGTTCGCATTATTCCTTCTGATCATGGCATGCGTGTTCCTGCTCCGAACACTCCGCAAGTCTGGAAACTGATCATCATTAACCACTCAGTTATCATCTACGCTGAGCGCCAAACTAATGCCCACGAAAAGATTCCTGTCTTTTTCGGCTGCCCCTCGGAAGATGGTCTTGTCTACCAAACCAAATCTCTTGCTCAAGATGCTCTACCTTTCCAGCAAGTAACCTCTGCGCTAATGAATTCTGTTCTTGCAGGCAGGCGCCGCGCAGTTACAGATCGAGTTCTTTATGATCCTTCTCGTATTGCAGAAGGTCATATGAATAATCCTAATCCCTCAGCTAAGATTCCTGTGCGCCCCTCCGCATATGGAAAACCTGTCGGTGAATCTGTTTACCAGTTTCCTTTCCGGGATGATCAAGCTGGCATTGCGATGCAGGAGATTCAATCTCTCGCCCAGTTTGCTAATGTCCTCCAAGGTCAGAATCAGGCGCGACAAGGACAATTTGTCAAAGGAAATAAAACAGATGGACAGTGGGAATCCACGATGTCCAATGCCACTTCCCAAGACCAGATCACAGCTCTTCTCTATGAAGCACAAGTATTTACTCCTCTGAAAGAGGTGCTGAAACTCAACATGCTTCAGTACCAAGGTCCTACATCCATCTACTCTCCCTCGAATAAACAAGTTGTAGATGTTGATCCTGTAGCTCTGCGGCAAGCAATTATCAATTTCAAGATCACTGATGGCCTGCTTCCTGCAGATAAGGTCATCAAATCTGATACGATGAAAGTTGCTCTCCAAGCTATTGCATCTTCCCAGACTCTGGCTGCTGGCTACAATGTTGCCCAACTCTTCTCTTATCTGATCCGTACTGAGAACGTCGATTTTACTCCTTTCGAGAAATCTCCGCAGCAGCAGGCGTATGAGCAAGCGATGGGAGCCTGGCAACAAGTTGCAATGTTGGCTGCCCAGAAGGGTATGGAAATCAAGACTCCTATGCCTAAGCCTGAAGAGTTCGGTTATGACCCGAATATGCAAAACCCTGAAGCTCAAGCTCAGGCACAGATGTCTGGATCAACTGGAGGTATGACCAATGGCAACGCTTAATCACGATTCACCTTTTCAATCCTGGAATCTCACACCTGATGAATTCCTGGCCGGGTCAATTCTAACAATCACCCAGAAACAAGTTCTCCAGAATCAGATTGCACAGATCGCAATTCAGAAAAATAACTTTGAGCCAGACTACCAGAATCTTTTAGCAACTGCTCAAAAAGAATCTTACCTGCGTGGCCAACTGGATGCTCTCCAGTATCTTCTCACTCTCTCTGCTAGTTCTGAAGCGCAAATGAATCCGGGCGCCCAGAATATTTCCATCAACACGGATCAATCTTAACTCCCTCAGGAATCTACCATGTCTTTCTTCGATAAAATCTTCGGTGCTGGCCAGCCTGCTCAACAAGTTCAAGCTCCGGCTCAACCTACTCCTGGCAATAATCCTGCCCAGAATCCTGCTCCTGCTGCTCCCGCATCTTCGGCAGTTACTGCACCTAACGGAGCTATTCCTGCAGACGGAAACAAACCTGGCGACCAATCCCCGCCTGACAAGTTTAGCAAGCTGTGGGATCCTGCTGAACCTGACCAAAGTAAGCAAGGCGACCCAGCTCCGAGCAATCAATTGACTCCGGAGAAAATGCTTGAAGCTGCCAGTAAAGTTGATTTTCGTAAGGCTCTAAATCCAGAGTTGATTACGAAACTCCAATCCGGCGGCGCTGAAGCAGTGGAAGCTACCTTAGCTTTGATGAATCAGACAGCTCAACAAGTTTACGGCCAGTCTGTGGTTGTGTCTCAGAAACTTGTTGAACGAGCCGTTGAGCAAGCTACTGAGCGATTTGCTGCTCAGATTCCTGGCCTTGTGAAAGGTCAAGCTGCTCGCGAATCTCTCTTGTCGGACAACCCGGCATTCAAAGATCCCAAAGTTGCACCTATCGTTGGTGCAGTTCAACAGCAACTTCAAGCAAAGTATCCTCAAGCTAGTGCGGCTGAGATTAGCCAAATGGCTCGAGATTATTTTAAAGAAGCTGCAGGTGTATTTTCCTCTGATCCTAAAGCTGCAGCAGCCGCTGCTTCCCAAACATCTCAAACTGGTGCAGGGAATGATAGCTGGGATGATTGGTTTGCTCTTCCTACCCCTTCCTCTGTCTCTAATCGTTCTTAATCTTTTTAGGAGAATCCCATCATGGGTTACAATCGTGCTCTAGTTCAAACTCCTGGTTTGCCGTTTCCTGCAGGTATTGGTGCAGGTATGCTGTCTAATCTGAGTATTCAGGAAATCACCACTGATACTGCTCAGACCATTACTGTCGGCCAAATGCAAGGTGGTGGTGTTAACTACACTGGATTTTCTGCTGGTCGAAACATCACTACGCCTACGCACACTGCAATCACTGCCGCGTTTCCTGAAATGAATATCGGCGATTCGCTGGCATTCTATGTTTCTATCCAAGATGCTTTTGCCGGTACTTGGGTGGCGGGCGATGCAAACGTGGTTCTTGCCGGTCGTGCAACCACTCCTGCAAGTTCTTTCTCTGTGGTCAATGTGACCCGCACTGCAGATTCTGGTGCTAACCGCACTTATCTGTGGCGCGTGCTGTAATCTCTCGCATCTAACTTATCTACGGAGAACCTAAATGACGACTGGCATCTTTAACACCTCTGGTGTTGCATCCACCCCCAATCTAGTCAAGCCTAGTTTTGCGAGTTCAATCACTCGGCTCATGCCGAATGGTCAGGCTCCTTTGTTTGGTATGACTTCCATGCTTCCGGAAGAAACTGCTGTTCAAGTTGAACATGGCTTCTTCACCAAAACTATGCTGTTCCCTTTGATGAATCTGGATGCAGCAGTTGCAAACGCAACGGATACTACTTTCACTGTTGCGTCCACTGCGGATCTTCTGCCTGGTATGCTTCTGCGTGCTGAAACCACTGGTGAAGTGGTTCTTGTCAACACCATTCTTTCGCCGACTCAAGTTGTTGTTACTCGCGGCATTGGCTCGACTGCGGGCGCAATTGCTGACAACGTGAATCTGTACCAAGTTGGTAATGCATTTGAAGAAAGTTCGGTGCGTCCGAATGCTCTGCAAATGAACCCGGTTCGTATTACCAACCTTACCCAGATTTTCCGTAATACCTGGGCTCTGAGCGGCTCGGCACAATCTACGCAAGTAATTGCTGGTGATACCACGGTTGCTGAAAACCGGATGGATTGTGCTTCGTTCCACGCCGCCGATATTGAGAAAGCACTGTTCTTTGGTGCTAAATCTCAGGGTACGCGAAACGGCCAACCGTTCCGTACCATGGATGGTTTCTGGAACATTGTCCGAAATGCTGCTTACTACCCGGCAAGTTTTGGTGGTGCAGTTAACTATACGGTTGCTGGAGCCACCACGAACTTTACCCAGCTTGAAGCTGCTCTGGATGGCGTGTTCAACCAAGCCACTGATCCGAAGGTTGGTAACCAGCGAGTTCTTTTCGTTGGCGGCGGTGCCCGGAAAGTTATCAACAACATCGGCCGACTGAATGGTACGTATTACATTCAGAACGGTCAGACCAACTACGGTCTGCAGTTTGGTTCGTTCAACATTGCTCGCGGTTCGTTCAACATGATTGAACATCCGCTGTTTAATAGCAATGCTGACTGGTCCAAGTATGCAATGGCAGTGGATCTTTCTACCTTCCGTGTTGCTTATCTGTCTGGGCGTAAGACTAGCCGCGATGAGTTCAATCTGGGTGGCCAGAAAGTTGATAACGGCATTGATGCTGTTGGTGGCACTCTTACCACGGAACTCACTTGCGTGATTAAGAACCCGCCTGCCAACGCAATCCTCACCAACCTGACTGCTGCGGCTGCTGGCTAATCTGGAGTACTTATGACCATCCTTCAACTTAATCCGGTTGGGATGGTCAGTACTGATGTTGGCTACATTTCGTCGATTACAATTCGATACAATGGCGCTAACAATGTACTGACTCCAGACGACAATAACCAAATCACTCTTCCCAACGTAACTACTGGTGCAATCCAAGCTGCTGACCGAATTACTGGAGCCGCCGCAGGAGTTAATCCTGGCCCCAATGGAACTGGTATTCGAGCAGTTAGTACGGCTGCCTGATTCCTCCTGAGGGAACTCAGTTTTGGTGGGGTCTGAGTAATAAAACCCTGCCGCCTACCTCAGGAGTTATCCAATGTCTGAAATCGCTGAAACCCAAGTTGCTGATAAGCGACTGTATAAAAGTACGATCAAGTTCTGCAACATCATTCTTCCAGATGGCACTCGCCTTGACTTCAAAGGCGGGATTTATATCACGGGAGATGAGAGTGTGATTAGCTATCTTGATCGTGCAATTGCTCGTAATGAATATTCTGGCAATATCTATATTGATCCAAATGCTCGTACCGTAACAGCCGAGCAAGAGAACCCGATGCTAGCTTTGCGTAAAAAGATGTTTGCAGAGTTTATGGCTGAGCAGGCTAAGATGATTGATCCTTCCAATAACATGGGAGAATCTAAACAAGGTCCGCTCAAGGCTGCATCCACTACGGATATTGCTCCTGTGACTATTGGTGGTCCTTCTGTTGCATCTCTCATGAGCGCTGCAGCAAAGCTTGGTCAGCAAACTAACTAATCTACCATCATGACGCTGACCGAACTACGGCAAGAAGTTTACAATCTCACCAATCGTCCCAGCTTGGTGGCTGAGACTCTTACCGCCATTCGGTCAGCTACTTTAAAGCTGCATCAGTTAGATTATTTTTACAAGGATATTGTAGAGCAAGGAGTGTCGTTTTCTCCTGCTGCATTTGTTCAGCAGATTGAATACCGCACACTTTTTCCGCGTTGGAGGGCTCTTAAGTATATTCGTAAAACTGATTTCACTGGAACTGAACAAGGACAGATTTTCACAATTATTACCCCAGAAGCTGTTTTAGATCAGTTTGGACGTAACCAAGATAATGTATGTTATGTAGCAGGGGCGGCAATTCAAATCCGCTGCTCTGATGCTTTTCAATATTGTATTGTCGGGCGCTACGATAATCCTGACATTACAGAGACCGGATACAACTCTTGGATTGCTTTAGACCACCCGTATGCCATTGTTTTTGAGGCGGCTGCCACGGTGTTCAAAGCAATCGGGGACACAGAAAAGTTTGCTGCATACACTTCTCTAGCTGCAGTTCAGGCTGCAGAAGTTCGTATGTCTAATATTCAATCTTACGGATACTAATATGAGCGCATCTATCTGGAATCCTGGATCTAATATTCCATCAGGGGGAACCATTGCCAGGGCAGTAGAGCCTAAAACAGTAGCTGCTGGGCAAACTGTTGTAACATTTTCTACTTTTGAATATGTTCCAGGCACCGGCAGTTTATTCATCTTTGTTGCAGGTTTCTACTACTCAGACTATGTAGAAACCAATGGCACCTCTATTACTCTTAACACTCCTTTCACAGAGTCTGTGGAACTAGTTGCAGTTGCCGGTATTCCTTTGAATGAAGGAATCTCTGGTCTGTCGGTTTCTTATCTTGCACCCGGCGCAGATTCTGTATCTCGCACAGTGCAGAGTAAGCTGCAAGAAAGCTCTTTCATCTCTATTGTTGATAAAGGTGCCACGCCTTCTGCAGACGCTTTCTCTGCTGTGCAGTCTGCTCTAGATTCTGGGGCGGAAATTGAAATTCCTGCAGGTGCCTGGTCTGCCGTAGGCACTGCTACAGTAACCGGATCTAAAATTATCAAAGCCAGAAATGGTTCTGTACTTTCTGGAAGTGCTTTCAGTAATCTTGGCTTTTACACGGGTGGAAATGGGATTGAGCAAAATGTTCACCAAGGTGGTGGACCTGTAGATAGCGCTTCATTCTATTTTCGTCGAGAGACTAATTACGCAGGCGGCACACCTGGATATGTAAATAGCGCAGTTCGCGCAGAAACCTATGTAAGAAATCCTGCTTCCACTTCTTTTGAGTGGACTTCCTGTTTTGTGCTACATAACTTTGCAACAGGCGGAGAGAACGTAGCAGGTTACAGGCAAGGTATTAAGTATACTGGAGCTGGTCCCACGTGGGCAGGCTGCGATGAAATTATTGATTGGAACATCAATCCTACTAGCGGAGTTGTAGGTACTGAGCTGTCTTTTACAGCAAATGGTACAGATAATAATAGAGTTCGTGTAGCTTATGATGTGGCTTTACGTAAACGTAGTGCTGCAGGAGCATCTCCTACACTGACTTGGGGCTATCGCATTCAAACTGAGGCTGGATCCACTGTTGATAGAGGTTACGGGTTTGCCCCCGGAGCTTCTGTACTTAAAGCTTTTGATACTACAGAAGCTACTGTTCTTCAGTCTGCACTCTCTATGGCAGACGGACAAGCCATCACCTTCAATACGCTTCAAACTAAAAAGCTATTCTACGACGGCGTAGGTCTAAAGTATGAAAATGCTGCAGGGGTGCTAGGTTTTAGAGCAAATGATACTGGTGTACTGCAAGTTGGTAATATCAATACAGCGGCTACAGTGCCCGGTAACTTTATTCCAAATAGAATTATCCAAATTCAGCAAAGAGATGGTACGTCTCTTTATATTCCTGCAATGCTTGCAACCTGGTAAGGAAAAATCATGATTGTCAAAAATGCCCACCATCAGCAGTTTCTGCTGGAAGCCCTTCAACAGCTCAGTATCCCTGGCAAGTATCTTGATCTTGCTTTTGAGGTGAAACAAGAACTTGCTTCAGCTAAGTTGGAGAGCCAAGTTATTGTAGCAGATCGTCCTAAAGATGAGCCGACTCCTGCTGCTTAGGAGAGCATTTCATGAATGCAAAAGACAATGTATTCAAACTTAGCCGCTGGGAGCAGCCAACTCAAGTTGCTGTACCTGGCTCTAAGATGCAGATTAGTAACATCTTTGGAGACCCTACCAATGGAATTGAAAATGAAGGCTCTATTTGGGCTGATAGTACTTTTGCTGAAGTAGCTTTTAGTAAGACTTTTACAGCTACGACTGTAGGCTCTCAAGGAGGATCTCCTCTAACTACTGGATTCTTTTTTGCCAAGAATGAGAATGCTACAGGAGATGTTGTTGCAATTCTCGGTACAACTCTGGTTAAATCCAACAACGGGGTTGGCTTTGCAGGGAACCTGATTGCAAGAAATGAAGCTGGAACTACAGGGACTAAGTTAGTTGGCCTGGAAATTGATGTTGAGCCCGCTGCTGGAACTACAGATTCTACTGCATCTAAGGGTATCATTTTCAATGTATTTAACATTGCATCAAACGCTGCAGTTAGTTTGATTGGCGGAGTCGGTGGGGGCACTTGGGCAGATGGATTTTTAAGTTCCCAAATCCGCGGAACTCATTATGGAGTAGCCTCTTCAAACACTACTACATCTCAAAGTTTCATTAACACACTCTCGGGTACATTCAGTGAAAATGCTATTCGTCTAGGGTCTGGAGCTAGCCAGGGTATTTCTTTTGGAAACGCAGGTTATGGTGTTGCTCCGTTTATCTTTGCTCTGGGAGATGGCACACAGGTTCTCACCTCTGGAAACACAGACCTTTTGACTTTGAGAAGTAAAGCAGATACAAATAGATTTATCTTTAACACAGCTACAGGAGTATTTAATCTATCCGCCGGCGGTGCAATTCAAGTAAACGGAATTCAAGTTTTGACTTCTCGCATCACTGGGTGGGGTGCAGCACTCAACGGAGCTAAGTTTGCAGCTTTTGATGCTTCGACTGCAACGCCCTCACAAACTGCTCAAGCTGTCGCTGAGTTGATCAATAATTCTAGGTCTCACGGTTTTATTGGAAGTTAAAAAATGGGACAAGTAGCTTACCGCGCTAACCTTTCCTCTGCCACTTTCCCAATGACAATTGCGGACGGCGGCAGAACTGTCATTGTCCCGGGCCCAGATCAAAACTTTGATAGGCGAGTTGACCCAGAAGGTGAACAAAAAGATGCAGGCATTCCTCAGGCTCTCTATATGGAGAATGTGGTACCTACTGTTAATGGATATCAGAGCGTAGGATATATTAGACCTACGCTTAATATGACTCTTGCCTCAGGTAGAACTATTGTTCACAAGATTGAGGTAATGGCTGTTACGAGTTCTAATACAAAGTTACCTGTTACATTGTATGTAGATAGCACTGGGGTTTTTAGTGTTGGAATTGATGGCAGAAGCTCGGTCACTTTTTCTGGTACTGCTCCAGGCTCGTCCGTTCTCTTATCCACTGCAATGGTGGGGAATAAATCATATCTCTACGATGCTATTTCGAACAGACTCTATGAGATTACTGCAGCTCCCGGTATCACACTTACCAATGTAACCGCTTCTGTTACTCCTGCTAGCTTCTTTTCTACCAACACTATCTCTTCTATCGCAGGATCAAATAACTACCTTATTGCATCCGCTTTTGATAGAATCTATTACTCGTCTCTGACTACTCCTACCGATTTTGTCGCCTCTTTAGTTTCAGGGGCCGGCAGCATTATTCCTAACAATCTAAGTGGAGCAATTCGTAGAGTTGTTTCGAGCGTTGTAGGTTTCTACGTCATCACTTCCGATGTTGTAATTGCCGCAGAATATACTGGTAATGCTAGGTATCCCTGGAAGTTTATTGTTGTCAAAGGATTGAGTGGAGTTAAATCTACGGCCAATTCGACTGATTTACAATACTCTATCTATTCTAATGCGTACACTCAATCAGCTATAATTGTTGGAAAGAATGGCGAGATTAAAATTCTGCAGCGGGATCAGGCGCAATCTCTATTGCCAGAACTTGATGACTTTCTGACAAATAAAGTACAGCAAGATTCCCTGAATTATACAACAAGTGCAATTACCTCTCAAGCTCTATTCACACTAGAGCCGAGAGTTTTTGTTGTTGGTGCTAGATATTTTATTGTATCCATCAATGACAGCTCTACTACCACAGCCTTTGCAGGTCAGTATACCCATGCAATGCTGTATGATTCTATGACTCAACGTGCAGGTAAGTTAAAGATTACCCATGATTTCATCACAGAGGTAGATCTTGAGATTGCTGCATTCCCTGGCCCTGAGCCATCTTTCCAAGGTGGCAAAAATAAGAAACTCATTGCTTTCGTGGATGGAGTTCTGGGCACAATTGCATACGTGAATTTTGATATCTATAATTTCACAGCTTTGAATAATGCTAGCTATGAAGCTGCACAGGGCGCACTGATTCTAGGCAAGTTCCAATATGTTCGCTCCCGTATGATGCAGATGGAGGAGATTGAAATTGAAGGGCCGCAAAACACTGCGATTGTTCCTTCTCCTAATTTCTCTGTTGCTCTCCTCCCTAGCACAGATGGTCGCAATTTTGATGCTCCTGTCCCGCTGACACCTCGATCAATTAATGGCGGCTTGGCAGTTTATAACTGTCACCACACAGCTCAGAACCACTCGATTCTAATCAAGGGTGCTTTCTCCATTAACACCTTGCAGCTCAAATTTGTTCCTGGAGGTGAGCGATGACACAGGGAACAAATGCTGTATCACCTTTCATTGATCCCAATCTACGGGATTTAGCTGATTCTATTGGTATCACTCAATTCCAGGGAGCAGACAAGTGGTACCAAACAATTGGTGGAATTCTTATCCAAGGTGGCCTAGTAACTGGAGTAGGCTCAGGAGCAACTGTTGTTGTACCTTTTAATGTTGGCTTTCCTACTCAAGTTCTAGGTGTATTCGTACAAGCCCTCGGAACTTCAGTCTTAGGCTGGTCTGTAAATAACATCACAACTGCACAATTCGAATTAGTTAATGCAGCAGTAGCGGCCAGATCATTCAACTGGTGGGCGATAGGTGTCTGACAGTATCCCTTCTGTCTATCTAACCTATCTCCTGTATCCTATCTAAAATCACCGGAAGTATCACCGATATGTCCGATCAATCTGAAGTTAAACTAACTCTTAAGGAAACAATTGTGGGACGTTTATCGCCTCATGATTCCTCTATTGAAGGAATGTTGGCTAAGACATTTGCAGCTTGGCTAGGCTTTTTCGGAGGTGTGACACTCTCAGATGTGTTCACATTTGCTAGCATAGTGTATGTGTGTTTAAACATTTTTGTGCTTGTCCGTGATAAGCTCCTGAGGAATAAGGGAGAAAAAGTTACGGGTGAGAGTAATGGTAAAGATTCTTCAGGAGAATAGATTATGGGTATTAACACTAACCTCAGTCTTGACCTAGGTACTCTGCTTCCCGGCACCACTTCAATGTCGGGGTCGGGAAGTAAAACTTCTCAGCGAGTTCTTTCCGAAGAAGCTCAGATGCGAATGATTACGCAGGCTCTTTCTGCTGATCAAGGTTTGGCTCAGCTTCTTTCTTCTCAGAATCTTGCAGGTGGAAATTCCAGCTCTTCGGCCACTCTGCAAGCTCAAGATTTTATGGCTAAGGTGATTGCCGAACTTGCAGCAGTGACTGCCCCCCTGCAGGAAACTCAGGAATCTGGGCAATCGAATAAGAAGAAGATGTCTGTGATTTGCACTGAGCTGGCGCGCCAAGGGAAACTTCCACAAGAGTTGTATGCTGCAGGGCATGCACATTTTGAAGCTATCCCGGAACTTACGAAGCGTGGTTATTGGAGTTGGGCTACTTCTGTAGTTCCTCTCATGCAACGCTCTGAGCGACTTTCTTCTATTCTGGCTCCTGTTGTTCTGGGTCGCTATAAGATGATTACTGGCCGCGGCTGGAATCTTCTGGGCGCTCTGACAATTTATCTGGGCCAGCCAATCTGTTTCCTTATTGGTGCCATCCTCTCGCTTGGAGATTCTTATGGCCGAACCCAATCCGGTAATTGAACTGATTCGTGGATTGACTGGTAATGCAGTTCAGTCCACTGGTTCATTAGCTGCAGCCAGAACAAGAGCTGCTACTCAGACTACTGATCTGATTTCTGAGCAAGTAGATCTTGTTCGGGATGTAGCTGCTGCTAAGCAGATTCAAGTTTCAGCAGAACGCAGTGCTCAAATGGCTGCGCAGGATCAAGCCATCCAGATTATTTCTGGCAATCGTGGCATGGAAACTCTCAGTAAGCTTCTTGGGGAAACCACTCGAGTTGCTGATGAGGTGGTTGGCCTAACTCAAACTGTTCGTAAAGAGCAAGAGACTCGTCTGATCGATGATCCTCTTACCTGGATTAAAGCTCAAGTTGACTGGGACAATAACCAGGAGAAACTTCAGGGGGCTGTTAGCCAACTTCAAGTTGTACAAGCGGCTGCTCAAAGTGTGGCATCCCAGATTGGGCAAGTAGGTGAGAAGAGTAAAGCTCTTGCTCGCACCATTACTCAGGTCGGTATCCAGGCTGAGAATGATCAGATTCGTCTGACCGCTGAAGGGCAGCGAGCGAATCTTGCAATCGAGGGGATTAAACTAAACCTCGGTGGCGTGGAAGCAGCAGCTAATGCAGATGATAGGATGTTGCAACTTGCAACTTCTATTTATGGAGTTGAAAGAGCCGAAGCTCAGTTCCAGCTTGGTTTGGAAGCAGCCGAACGAGATCGTGCTCGTGATACTGCTGCGCGCCGGAAAGATGAAGATGAGCGACAATACAACGAAAGAGTAGTTGCCACAATTCAAGCCGGTCAAAGATCCCGTGGGGTTCTTCCTGAATCTGCTCAGGCCATTAAAGATAAGATCCGCGCAATGGGCGGTGTGATTAAAGATGATTATAAAGATCTTTACGACAAGGGAGAAATCTATCTTCGTAGCGGCCAAGCAATTCTAGGATACTCTCCTGGAGAATCTGCAGCCATCCTTTCTAAGGATCCTACTCTTCTGGAAAACCTTGATGCTAACCAGCGTAAGGTTGCTGATGTTCTGGCAGAGGCTACCAAGGTTCTGGGAGATAAGGCTGTCCGTACCAAGGAAGGTTTGGATGATGACAAAACTGGAGCTAAGGCTCGCCGCGTAGTTGCAGAGCAGACTAATCAACTCA